CAGCAATAAAAATTGCGATGGAAAGAACAATCAAAGAAACTATTGAAAAATTCGAACCAAGAGTACGATTAGTAGATGTCACAATTATAGAGACACCTGATGCAAATGATCTTGAAGTAAATATAGATTTTACTTTAAAAAACACAGATAGACCAGTAACAATTACAACTTTACTAAGTAGAGTAAGATAAATGGCAAATTACAGATTAGCAGAATTAGACTTTGATGATATCAAAGTAAATTTAAAACAATTTTTAACTAATTATAGAGATAAAGATAATAATCTTATTTTTAAAGATTATGATTTTGAAGCCTCAAGTTTAAATATACTTATAGATTTGCTTTCGTATAATACTCATTATAATGCGTATTTAGCAAATATGGTTGCAAATGAGATGTTTTTAGATTCAGCAGTTAAACGAGAATCTGCAGTATCAATAGCAAAGCATTTAGGATATACCCCTTTATCTTATAGAAGTGCTAAAGCAACAGTTTCATTTACAGTACCTGCCCCTACAGGAAATCCGTCCTCATTAACTTTACCAAAATATTCTCCGTTTACAGCTACAATTAACAGTACACAATATACATTTGTAAATTTAGATACAGTAACAATTAAACCTGTTAATGGCAATTACACATTTCAAGATGTTACAATAGTAGAGGGTGAACCATTAACATATTCGTTTAGAGTAGATGTTTCTGGACCTTCGGAAAAATATACAATACCTAATAAAAATGTAGATACTTCTACTATACGGGTTGTTGTGCAAAATTCATATAGTGATCTTACAATAACAAGTTACGAATTATCTGAAAGTTTGTCGGGCGTATCGGCAACTTCAAAGGTGTTTTTTCTAGAAGAAAACGCGTCTGGATTTTTTGAAATATTTTTTGGCGATGATGGGTTAGGTAAAAAATTAAGTCCAGGCAATATAGTCACAATACAATATTTAATTAGTAATGGAAATATTTGTAATGTCTCCGGGGAAATAGATCAATATTTCTCATTAGGAACAACTGTAGGAGGAGTAACTCTTTCTTCAGGTATCCTTGCAACAACTAATTCATCTGGCGGAGACACAGCAGATACGTTAGATGAAATTAAATTCAAGGCTCCTAGATTTTTGTCATCTTTTAATAGAGCAGTTACAGCAAACGATTACAAAGCAATTATAGAAGCAAATTATCCTTTAGTTGAATCGGTTTCCGTCTGGGGAGGCGAAGATAATGATCCTCCTCAATATGGTAAAGTTATTATTTCGTTAAAACCATATAATGGATTTACTGTAAGTAATGCAATAAAAGATACTATTAAAAATACAATATTAGCTGATAAAAAAGTAATGGCAATAATACCAGAATTTATAGATCCAAATTATTTGTATGTGTCTATAGATACTAAAATAAAATTTGATCCTAAAAATTCTAGATATACATCTAATGAAATTGAATTAATTATTAGACAAACAATTACAGACTATTTTGATATAGAACTACAGAAATTCAATAAGTCATTTATTTATTCTAAACTATCTAAAACAATAGATGCTCTAGATACATCTATTATCGGAAATTCTTCATCTATTAAACTACAAAAAAGAATAACCCCAATTGTTAATGCAAACAACGGATATTCTAATTCTTCTGCTATTAAATTTGCAAATAAATTAATATCAGGGAGTATATTGTCTACATCATTTTATTATTATATAAATGAACAAATTAAAACAGGGTATTTAAAAGATAAACTTACATCTGCATCTAATAGCACTATTGATTTATTAGATTCAACAACAGATACTGTATTGGTGTCATCCATAGGAACAGTAAATTATCAAACAGGTGTTTTATCTTTTGATAATATTAATCCAGCAGGATATTTAGAAAATGTTTTAGATATTAGAATATCTGCAAAAATTGAAGAATTTGATGTACAATCTACTCGTGATATTATTATAGTATTAGATGATAGTACTTTATATACTACAGCTAAACGATATTCCGGTTTAAACATTAATATAATTACTGATTAATATGGAATATCCTTTATTAAATTCCTACACCAAATTATTAGGGCCATTGAAAGTATATGGTCAATGTAAACCAAACTTTGACACAGGCGTGTTGGAAGGTTGGTTCTATCCTTTATTCATCACAAGAAAAGAAGCAATTCAATCTGATATAGATAGACAAGGAAAAGGAATTTATAAAGTAATAGAATTTTATAACCGAGAAGGAGAATTCTATGTGCCAGAAAGTTATTATGAATATGGTGCAATTAGAGACCCGTACATTTACACGGCATATGATGGCGCCGGAGCAGAAAATCCTTTTGCAAGAATACAAAATAAATTATCAATTTTAATACAAGATCAATTACCAGAATTTATACAATCAGAATATACTACCTTTATAACATTTCTAAAAGCATACTACGAATTTTTAGAACAAAATAACCAAGCACAGGAAGTTCTACAAGATATAAGAAAATATTCAGATATTGATAATACATCCGAAGAATTAGTTACAAAATTTTTAAAAAATTATGCAGAAGATTTAACAGAATCAAAATTTACAAATAATAGATTATTGGTAAAAAAGATAAGAGAAATATATAGCAGAAAAGGCACAGAAGATTCATTTAAAATATTATTTAATATTTTATACAAGGAAACAATATCATTCTTTTATCCTTACGACATAGTTTTAAAAACATCTTCGGGTAATTGGAAAACTCCGTATATTTTAAGAGTAAAGAAAACTTCCGATACGCAAAATATTTTTGATTTTGAAAATACTGAAGTATTAGGAAAGACTTCTGGTGCCTCCGCAATAATAACAACTATAAGAGAGATAGATATAGGTGGTAATTTAATCTACGAATTACTAATTGATAGTACCAGCTTAAAGGGATATTTTCTTTCAAATGAAATAATTACTGCAGTAAAAAGATTATCATTAACTAATAGTGACTCTATTAATTTAGAAGCAATGTTATATTCCGTAGTTACAAAAATAGATGTTATAGATGGCGGAAGAGGATATGAGAAAAATAATTATATAAGATATATCACCGACAATAGAAATACTGGTAAATTTGCAAATGCAATAATACAAGAAGTAGATAGATATGGTACAATTAAAAAAATATTGATAAGAGAAGCAGGAATAGATTATTCAGATTCTGCAAACGTTATAATAGATGCAGGTATTCCTACATCAAATTTGTCGGGAACCTATAAGGTAGATAGGGGAGTTGTAACCGTAACATTTCGAAACCCACATAATATAGTTAAGGGCACTAAATTGAATATTATGTATAATGGAAATATTAGTAGTCCGATTAATAATACCGATCATAATACTACTGTACTTTCAACACCATCAAACAAATCTATTAGATTTGTATATCCAGGTTTCTAATAATGTCATATTCATTATCAATAACAAGAGCATTAGTTAATGAAGATTCTTCATTAACCATCGTGTTGGATACTCCCGGTGAGGGTCTTCCAAATGGTACATTAGTTCCTTTTACTATATCAGGGACAGGAGTAACTACCGGAGATTTTGTCGGAGTAGCTAGTTTATCTGGTAATTTTAATATTATATCCAATAAGGGTAAATTAACTTTAAATCCGGCGCAAGATTTATTTACGGAGGGGTCTGAAACAATTTTATTAACTTTAACAGGTTCGGGGAGATCGGAATCCATAGGATTTACAATCTTAGATACATCAGTTAATCCTGTGAATACTCCAGAATTTTATATAACAACGTCTCCTTCTAGTGTGGTGGATGAAGGAACATATCTAACGTTTTTTGCTAATGCATATTATTTAAACGCAGGAATAGTAGTTCCTTATACCATTTCAGGCATATCTGCAGATGATATTATTTCCCAAACATTAACAGGGGATCTAACATTTTATACTCCGGCAAGTGGTCCGGCGGGAATGACTTCCGCAAATTTAACGGTAGGTATAACAGAAGATTTTATAACTGAGGGGTTTGAAACTGTAGTATTTTTAGTAAATCCTTCTTTTCCATATACGGTTCAATTGACCAGTACAGTTACAATATTAGATACATCTATTTCGAAAAAACCAAATTATGTTATTACCCCAAATAAATCTAAAGTAATAGAGGGGGGAAATGTAGTATTTAATATGGCTACTACAAATATAGATGATGGGACTATTATTGAATATAGAATAATTCCTGCAGGAACTGCTCAATTGACTGCATCCGATTTCAATATGACATTTCCAAAAAATTCCGATGGAGAATTTGTATTAACAGGTTATTTTTCGACAGTATATTCAAATGTTGCAAATGCAACAATTTATACTAGAGATGATTTTATATTTGAACAATCTGAATATTTTTATTTAGATATAGTATTTGCAGCTTCACCGCAAGTTGAAATAATAGATTCGGGTAATACATATCTAACTTCTGCCGCAGTATATACAGGAAATGTTAATGTATACTTTTTAGAAAAAGCAAATTTACAAGCAAATGTTGCAGGATTAGTAATTCAAGAAAGTTATTTTTCTGGAGATACTGGAAAAATATCAGATGCAATGGTCGTACAGGGCAAATCTGCATTTGCTCCAGATGATGCCGCAGTATTATATCAACCATTTTCATATGTTTTACAATCCTCTAAGTCTATGGATGAGTGGAAAAATTCTGTTAAAAGTATGTTACATCCTGCAGGATTTTCAATCTTTAGTGAAATAAATAATGAGACGGATCCAAAGTATGTTAAAAGTGTTTCTGCAATTACGCAAGGAAATACTACAATATTTACGTATACTAGCATAGATTCAACTTTACCGTGGACTACAGATTTATCGTCAATTAACTCTGGAGCTGTTTATGTAAATGGCATTTTAGTATCCGAATGGAATCAAACTGCGGTAACTGTAAATTTGCCTCCGCCGTCTTATCCTATATGGATAAACTGAATTTAATACTAATTTTAACAATAAATAATAGATGTCTAATATCATAACTAAAAATTTTAAAATTAATAATGCGAAAGCATTTAAGGAAAACTACGCCAATGCATCATATGGTAATAGTTTATATATGTTTTTGGCAAGACCCAATCCGTGGAATAATGATTCTGCGCCCCCCGATCCAACAGATGTCCAAGAAAATTATGCAAAAACTTGGGATGAAATCATAAGTTTAAAACGAGTTCTTTTAAACGATATTGCGAATGTAGTTAAAAGAAAAGATTGGAAATTTGGTACCGTATATGATGCATATGATCATGAAGACACATTATTATTGGAAAAGAATTTTTATGTATTAAATGGAAATAAATTAGTATATAAATGTATAGATAACGGGCAAGGTGTCTCTTCCCTTATAGAACCTACCGGAACAAGTCAGTATATTTTTACTACATCTGATGGATATAAATGGAAATATTTGTATACTATTAGTCAATCAGATCAATTAAAATTTTTAACTGATAACTGGATGCCAGTTTTTAAAGATGCAACTGTTGCAAGTAACGCAATAGATGGGGGTATAGAACATATTAAAATAATTAACGGAGGAACAGATTATTCTGTTTTTTCTAATGTGATTATATTTGGCGATGGGGCAAATGCAAACATATCTATAAGATCGTCTTTAGGAGTTATATCTGGATTTTCATATAACAATAATGGTATTGGATATAGATATGCAAACAGTTATATAGTTGATCCTAGATCATCTGGCAAATATGCAAACATTAAAGCAATAGTAAGCCCAGTAGGAGGACATGGATATGATCCCGTATTTGAATTAGGTGCATATTATGTAATGATAAATTCTAAGACTAAATTTGATGACGGGTTTGGAGATTTTCCTGCCGGATTTACTTATAGAAAATTGGGATTAGTTAAAAATCCATTAGACAAAAATAACAATGTGGCAAATTCTATAACATTACTCGGATTGCCCGGAGCAAATATTTCAAATGTTATAGGAACATTCTTATCTAATGAAAATATTGAAGGGTCAAATAGTTCTGCAAATGTCTATATGGTATCAGCAAATGTTGTATCGGGCAATGGTTATATTAGATATATTCAATCAATAGAAACAACAAATAATTGGAAATCTTTTATACCCGGAGAAACTATAATAGGAAAACAATCAGGCGCAAGCGCAAAAATATCTAATGTTATTTATTCTGAAGTTAAACAGGATAAAGGCGAAATAATATATATAGAAAACAGAACACCAATAACTAGAGCAATAGATCAAACAGATAATTTGCATCTTGTAATAGAATTTTAAGGAAAAAATATGTCGGTAGTAACAAATGTTTCGCCTTACTTTGATGATTATTCAGAGGATAAAAACTTTCACCGAGTTTTGTTTAAACCCGGGGTGGCGGTGCAGGCAAGAGAACTGACGCAATCGCAAACTATTCTTCAAAATCAAATAAAAAGAATAGGGGATTCTATATATGTTGATGGATCAAAAGTTTCGGGACCCCAACCTAGTGTTAATGAAAATGCAAGAACTATAAGATTAACAGGAAAAAATGTATCTGGTCAAACTATAAATTTACAAAATTTATTAAACACGTATGTAATATCTGGTGATACTGATATTATAGGTTATGTAGAAGCTATATATGAAGCAAATGATCCTGCGGTGGGAGATCCTCCATCTATTGTTATTACTTTACAAAAATTTAATAAAGCTAACGATGGTCGATTCGCAGAAACAACAGAATTATATTTCTATACAGATTATATTAATGCATTAAATAAAACTACTCCTAATTATACTGCAATTACTAATACAAATATAGTAAAAAATGCAACATCAACAACTACAGAATATTCTAAAATAATAACTTTAACTAATCCTAGCACAATTATTGAAGAAGGTGATTTTTTAATTCATCCAAATATTACAAAACTACTTTATGTTACATCAATTAATAGTTCATTAGAAATTGAAGTAAGTGAGCCTGTCGGTATAGTTATAGATAAAGAAAATATACAGTATACAAAGTTGGCATGCTCGCCAACTTTAGTCGTAACACAAGATGAATCTTACTTTTATAAAAATGGATTTTTACTAAGATCAAATAAACAAAAAATTGTTCCAAATAAAAATACGGCATTTCCTAATAATTTATTGGCATTTTCTGTAGATGAAACTATTATTAATAGTAGCGACGATAGTACTTTACTTGACCCAGCAATAGGTAGCTCTAATTATTTTGCACCAGGTGCAGATAGACTACAATTTAATTTAAGTTTAGTTTCATACAATTTAACTTCTGACGGAAAAGCAGATACTACTGATAATTTTATTCCTTTGATAAAATTTAATAGAGGCGCAATCGAATATTTAAAAGCGTCAAGCGGAGATAGTATTTTACAGGATACACTGGCAACCAGAACATATGAAGAATCTGGCAATTATGTAGTCAATCCTTTTTTAATTTCGCCTAGTCATACTAGTGATTCCTATCCAAATTTATTATTTTCTATTTCAGGTGGGTTAGCTTATGTTGGCGGATATAGAGTACTAACTACAGATGCTACTAGAATTTCAATTCCAAAACCATCTACAACTGAAACTAAGACAAATTATAACATAACAACCACTCAGGGTAATTATATTAAAGTAGTTGGTATAGATAAGTTGTTAATTAAACCTGAAACTATTTTACAAGGTGAAATATTTTTAGAAGCACATAGTGTAACAAATCCTGCAAATGCTAATACAAGATTAGGAACATTTGTATATAAAGGAATAGAATATGATAGTTCTTTAGATAGTACTACACAATTTAGAATGTTTTTCAATAATTTTTCTTTATTGAAGGATGTTCCTGCAACTTGGGCAAATTGGTCTACCAAATATGGGGTAATCGAAACTGAGGGACAATATATTTCTAATACATTATATTATACTTCTAATGCAAATGTGTTGCTTGGGCAATATGGAGTAGCAAAAACTAACAGCTATGGGTTATACAGAGAACCTGGAGTAGATGAAGTATATTTCTGGTGGAAAAGATGGGATAGTGTTGATAATAGAGATATTGCTAAAACAAAAGAAGCATTTGCTCTTTCGATATTAAATGCTAGCAATACTAGACCAGATTATGCAAGATTAACATCTAATAATAAAGCATTTCTTGCTTCAAATAACGGTAGTGTATTTTTAGACGGCATAGTAGATGCAAAAAAAGTTAAAAGTATTGTAGGTGTTAATAATTCTTCTACAACTCATTATACTGTAGCAACGTATGCTAGTCCGTTTTTCTATGCAAATATATCTAGTCAAGGATTAGATAGTAACAATAATATTATTGTATTCGATCCTAGAAATAGCGACAAATTAATATTTCCATCGTCA